GTACCGGCTAGTTGCACCCACAGTTCGACAACCTCTTTCGTGTCGAACGTGGTTTCAATGACTTTGGTGAATTCGTCATAAGACATTTTTATTTTCTCAGGGCCTGTCTTGATAACGATAATTTCAATACTGTCTTTTTTTACAGCTGTGATGTCTCCGTTTGCCACCTCGCAGTAGGGAAGAGTGACTTCGTAGTCATCTCCTCTAAACTTGACTGTGAGCATGTCATAGTACGGAGGCTCCATCAAATCGTCGTCTTCATCTTCGTGCATTATCGGATCTTTCGGAAATATTCTCCACTGACGTTGGCTACATCGCTGACGTCTTTGGCCGCGCTGACAACATTGTTGAGATGTTGCCGGAGCAAACCTACAGCGTCACGATCATCTGCGAAGTTTGGCTTTCCATCAAGTAATTTTTCTAGTTTATCGAGCTCAGCCTCTACAATTTTGTCGTCAGCAAAATTGGCTGAACGGAACTCTTGGATTTGTTTGTAAATCGCCTTAACACTGTTCTCACTTACAAGTTCACGCTTGTTTACCTTGTTGAGCACTACAGTGAAATGGTCGGCAATCTTGCTGCGTACAGTAGATGTCACCTCTTCCATAAATGCACTGAGCTTTGCTGTATGCAGCTGCACCTGCTTGTTGTACTCTGCGCGATAGTTAGCTTCTGCTGCTTCTTTTGCGTCCTGCTCAAACAATTCGCGCTGAATCTCGTCCTGCAAGTTAAGTTCAGCGAACTGGGTGGGCAGAGAGATTTCAAACGAGGCAATCTCGAAATAAAACTTATCTCTGACTTTGGATGCAGCCGGGTAGTAGGCCTGCAAGCCTTCAATGCTTACAGTATCCTTGTGTTCCTGGTAGTACTCGATTACTTCCTTTTTGTAGTCCTCATACTTCCCCATGAACTCGTCAACCATGTTGCTGTACTCAACTTGCAGCTCGTTAAGCTTCTTGTATACCTCAATGTACTTGGACTTGGGTACAAAATTGGCCTGAGGAACCAAGGGGAAAGAAAACGAGTTGCTGTATAGGTATTTCCTGACTCGCTGCTCAAAACTCTTAAACTTGTTATATACTGCGGGTTTGATCAGCATCTTTTTACCCAGACGGATTGTCTCGGGCAATTTGTTGTCGATCTTGATGTCCTCTTCCGTGAGGTTATAGCTCATGCCCCACATACCGATATGTACAGACATCAAGCGCCCGTCCTGGAACACTTTGTCGTAGTACTTCTGAAGCGTTTCTGTAACTTGTCCTGATTGTTGCATAGTATTAATTTAGTTTTAAGTTAGTTTCTAGTCTTGTTCGTCTCCAATAGCGATACTGAGTTTGCGCATTGTCTTTTGCACATCTGCTACAGGATCGCCTTTGCTTGTTACCATCACAAGTTTGCCTTGGGCTTGCTTGCGCATGGTTTTTAGGTCTGATTCATGACTCACTGCGAAAGGAATAAACTCACCCAAGACTTCCATTACATGGTTGTCGTTTACTTCCTGATCCTGATCATAGGCTTTATACAAGGCATCTTTAAATACCTCCTCAATCTCGGCACCTGTGAAGTTCTTTGAACCCCCTACAAGTGTGTTGATACTGAAGTTTTTTGGGTCTCTCCCATACTTCTTGATCACTACGTTGAAGATCTCTTTACGCTCCTCACCTGTAGGCAAGTCTACCCAGAACAGCTGATCAAAACGACCCTTGCGGATTAGTGCTGCAGGTAGCTTTGTGTGGTCGTTTGTAGTTGCCACAATAAATGCCGGATTCTTTCGGTCGTTCAGCCAACTGAGGAATGTACCAAAGATACGACTGCTTACACCACTGTCGCCACCACCGCTTACGGCATGGTTGCTTAGTGATTTTTCAATCTCATCAATCAGAATCACACACTTACCAATACTGTCTACAGTCTTGATCATCTCTCGCATGTTTTTCTCGCTATTACCTACAAGCGAATCAAACATACTGCCAATGTCCAAGGCGAATAGGGGGCAATCAAATTCCTTAGCTATTGCCTTACATATCAAGGTCTTGCCAGTGCCCGGTACACTCGCTAGAAGCATGCCTTTAGGCATGGGTAGGTTATACTGGCGCGCATACTTGCTATAAGCTTTCTTGCGAGCGTTTAACCATGTTTTCAAACCTTGCATACCACCAACATTCTCAAAGCTAATATTAGGCTCCAAGTAGGTCAATAGTCCGTTCTTTTTCAACTGAGCGATCTTTTCCTGGAAAACAGCTTCTACAAACTTATTGTTGAATTTGTTTCCGGCGTTGATATATGCAAGAGCAAAAGCATTCTCGACCTCCTGGTGAGTCATACCTTTTGCTGCCTCGACTGCTGCTTCTTCGATATCCGTAGCAATCTCAATAAGCGCCTTTCCTGTATCTTTTCGGTCGTTGTTGATACTGTCTTTGATGTATGTAAGACGCTCTTGAATCGCTGCATTATCCGGCAAGTCATAGTCCATCAATTGGATTTCTTTCTGCAGCTCTGCAGGAACTGCAAATTTATGTCCAACAAAGACGATCATATTACCTGAGCGTTTAAGTTGATTCCAGCAATTTCTGAGCAAGCGTACAATCAAGGCATTGTCGAAGTGCCTGTGGAAGTCCTTCAGTACAAAGATTGCGTTTGGCTGCTTGTAGGTTTGGATATATTCCAACAGCTCTGCAGGACCCTGGGTATCCTCGGGATGAATGACTGTATCCTGCCCATGAGACTGCACCAAACCATATTGCACATCCCACTCATGAATGCTGATGTCTTCGCCTTTTTCGCGCAGCTGGTTAAGTTCCATTACGAACCTTGACTCTTCGTGAGTGAGAACAAAAAGTCCAGAGTAGCCTGCGCGTTGATAGTTGTGGAGTTTTTCTAGGAATTGCATACTTTGTCGATGAAGTTATTTTTTTTGATTTGTTTGCAGATGTCTGCGTTTTGTACGTTAAAAAACCCAAGCAAGTCTCCTACTATGGTACAAGACAATGTGGAGCTTGTTCTGTTTGCTCGAGTGCGATAATACTGCAGCTCGCTCGGATGCATGTGCTTTTCGAGCCATTTTGCAGCTAGAAGTAGAGGATGATCGTCTAGCGAATCCTTTGCTTCCGTGACTGAAGGTTCAACAGAGTCTGTCGTTACCTTCTTGGGTCTCCCACGTTTCTTGGGAACCGCTGTTACTTCTTCTTGTCTAGGTTTGAACTTCGAGAGCTCAACCTCACCTACTTTTGGTTTATTCTTTGCCCCTTTGGGTCTGCCTCTCTTTTTTGGCTCTTGAGGCGTGAGTAGAGCTAGGGAATCTTTTGGTTTGTTCTTGGCTCCCTTGGGTCGTCCTCTTCCGCGTTTAACCTGAATAGTCTCGCTCGTCTGGGTCTTCAGGCAAGCGACCTCTTTTCCTGATTTTTCTGTCATGCGATTTAGATACGTCGGTATAGTACCTATCTTCAAGCTCTTGCTTTTCAATACGTTTATACCGGTTACGTTTGTCTCTCACTTGATATTTACGAATACTTTTACCCATAACAGCTACTATTGTAGCATATGTTATGGCCGTTTGTAGACTCTATAATGCCTTTTTCTATTGCTTTTCCCTGCTTGACTAAAGATACTTATTAATGCACTCAGCGAAACATCCAGAAAGCTAAATATACTTACACACGTAGAGTCTTGTATACTTTCTCGATTACTTTTTTTTCTTCTTTTATGGTGGACCATGATACAATTAAAGACACTATTGAAAGGCTGCTTGGCAAGAAAAACGCAAGATCGGCTTTTCTTGCTAGACAGCTAATGTTTTCGGTATTGCCTCCCTCTTATTTTGTCGAAAATTACTTATACGACAATGAGGGCAGACTACAGAAACTAGAAGCTTTTCCGATGCTGAAGCATATTTATGATCATATGCCTCAAAAGCTTCTATTGAAGTGTAGCCGTAAGACTCTAAAGTCTACACTTCTGAGCAACTTCATATGTCTTAACTTGATCCGGTGGAATTACTACAAAATGATGTATGTCGGTCCGCAAGAGATGACCACTAAATATTTCTCAAGTAATTATCTTCCTCCTAGGTTTGAAAGTCCCCGAATCAAAGAGTTGCTCTATAAAGGGTGGTTTAAGAATGATGTTTTTGAAAAGATTTTGGATGATACGCATAGTAGTGTGTTGTTTAGATATTGTAGTGATGATGCGACTAGAACGCGTGGTCCTGCTGTAGATTGTGTTGTGTATGACGAAATTCAAGATATTCAATACGACCAGCTTTCAATTATTCAAGAAGTGATGGCTATGAGTCCATATAAGCGTGAAATATTCGCTGGAACTCCACTGACCAGTACGAACACTATACATCACCTATGGGAGCAAAGTAGTCAGCTCGAATGGATGATGAAATGTTCTGCATGTAATCACTGGAATTCTCTGACTGAAGGCAATGAGCCTCTAAAGATGATTCAACCTCACGGTCTAAGCTGTAGTAAGTGTGGAAAAATAATCAGCAGTCGCGCTGGCGAATGGGTTAGCGCTAATCCTTTAAACTCTCTTACAGTAGGGTATCATCTAGCGCAGCCTATATTACCACACTATAACGAAACACCTAAAGAGTGGAAGGAGATTTATGAAAAAGTACACAGCGGTAAAAACGAAATCAACAAAGTGATGAATGAGACGCTAGGTCTTGTTTACGACATAGGGTCTAAGCCAATCACTAAAGAAGAGCTTTTAAAGCTGTGTGTGCTCGGACCGCAAGGGGGAGCGCCTGGACAAGGAATGACTATTTGGGGTAAAAATAGGAGCAATTATACAACATATACGGTAGGGGTAGATTGGGGGGTGAGTATGGCGCAGTCTAGGACGGTGACCACCATGGGAGCCATGCGTAGAGATGGCATATTCGAAGTATTTTTTGCAAAAATATACAACGGGTTTGACCACGAAGCGCATATTCGAGACATCGCTGAAAGAGCCAACGCTGTGAATGCTATGTGTGTTTCTGATAGTGGCCCTGATCCATTTCGAGGAATCAAACTAGCTGAGCTCACGAGCCCTCAACGCTCGCAAATGGCAGCATATCGACGTACAAAGATGATTCAACATTTTGAACCTGGTGTGTACGATTGGAGGCAAAACCGCTGGGTTTTACATCGATCTGATGTTATTTCTCTGGTGATACGGCAATTAAAAGCAGGTAAGATACTTTTTCCTTGCTGGGAAGAAATGTCCGAATACATGCAAGATATCTTAAACATATTCATCGAAGTTAAAGATGGTTTGTATGGGCAAGAGTTAACCTATGGTCATCACCCGAAGCAGCCAGATGACGCTATGCACAGTCTTGTTTTTTGTGTATGTGCTGCGTATCTGGCTGTAGGAGATGCTGGGCTTACAGGGCCAAGCTCAACCGCCAGGGAAGATGGTTATGCTAGTTAAACCCTACTCTGCGTTGCTCTGGTTCTTCATATCCTGTTTCTTCTTCGAAGTTGTAGATGTCCGCCAGTGTCATTTCTTTTCTGATTTTATTTGAATCCAGCCCGATAGCCTCGGCTAGCTTTTTGCCGTCTTTGACATTGAGCTTACCAAACTCATAACTCAGTCTGAGACGGCCTTTCCTGAGCAAGGCAGCATCGATCTTTTCTCTGTCTGTATTAAACGTAGCGATAACCGTGATGTTTAATGCTTGCCCAACAAAGCCATCAGTAAGGTTAAGGATCGTGGATACTACTGCAGCATTTTCCGCAACGTCTCTGGATATGAGAGCTTTTTCAGCGTCTTCAAGCACCAGCACAATATCTTTGTTGTCTGTCAACAAAGGAAGCATGTCAGGAGACACAAGCTGGTTGATCATACCCACAGGTATATAGGCCATCTTGCGCTTAATTTCCCCTGCAAGCAAGTGCTTGATATAGGAAGATTTTCCTGTGCCTGGAGGTCCGTAGAACAGGTACAATCCTGACTGTTTGTTGTTTACGCTATCTACAAGGGTTTCGTGAAACTTTAGGAAATCTTCTCCATAGTTTAACGCCAGGTTTGTTTCCACCGGAGGAAGAGGCAGTGCATTAAACGTTAAGTCGCCATAGCTGTTAGCCAGCATATAGATCTTACTCTTCTTGGTATGCTTGTATGGCTCCAGGAGGTTTAAGATCAACTTTGCTTGAGATCTGTCCTCGAGAGCTGCTGAAACTTTAATATGTATATCGACACTTCTTTTCTCGGCGATAGCATCAGCTATGAGTGTACTTACAGCTTCGCCTCTAAAGTTAAACTCGCCATCTGAGCCGCTGTGACTCAGGGCAAGTATTATGCGTGCATAGACGGTGCCTTTTTTACCTACTAATATAAGTTCTTCGAGCATCTTGCCCGGGGCACTCGTCATCTCAGAATACATGATGTCGAAGTTTTCAGATATACTGGGAACACATGTTTCCTCGTAAATTTCCGAACACTTCAGCGTTGTAGGAATTACTCCATAAATCCTGTTATAGATATGCTCGAGTCTAACTTGACCGATGGACCCTGGCTTACTGAAAAACTCATTGGTAATGTAAGAGGGGTCGTTTAGATGGTGCATGCTTTAAGGTAGTTTTCAGTTACTTTAATTTTTTCGCTAAACAGTTCCTGTAAAGCTTCATTTTTCTCGTCATCATTACCTTCCCTCTCTTCCATTATTGCTTGATGAAAAAGTTTTGGAGGACTATGAAAACCATAGTCTTGGAATATCTTACCCGCGTACACTCGTACCTCTGGAGAAAACATGATAGGCTCTGTTCTGATAAGGTACGCTTCGGTCATGCCGCAAATCAACTCTTCAGCTTCCAGAGGATTAATTTCATCGAAATTGTCTGGGTGATGATTGAAAAGGTAATTGATGGTTTCAAATGCTTTAATATCAGACTCGTACACATCTGTAGTAAGTACTGTAATTGCTGCCTGGATCTTGTCAGACTGCAGATCCGAAATTTCACAGCTGTAGTCTTGCTGCAGCTCGGCTTTAAGTAAAGGCGCTTCCCACTCAAAGCACTCTTCGCCGTACTTTTTCACAATAACTGCCAGCAGAGCTGTGGCTGGAGCTTTTTCGTCTTCTAGTATTTGTTTTGGTTTCATATATAGGTACAAAAAACCTCCCTAGGTGCGCATCGTGGAGAGGCGTGGGAGGTGTTGTCTATTTAACTTGGATTAGGTTTAGTAATCGGTATCCTCGCCGTCGAAGGGTGTAGACTTTCTTGGGGACATTCTTTCTTTGTGTCCGTGATGGGCAGCCAATAAAGCAGCAGCCGCAGCCGAGCCTCCGTGAAGCATACGCTCTTGTGACTCGCGTTTAAGCTGCTCTAGTTCCAGGGGCATCAGCTCCATCTTCCGCCTATGCTCTGTTTCCTCGTGCTCTTTGCGCTCATCTCTCAATGATTTGTGCTTTCTGAGCAAATTGGTCCCTACATGTTCCATTGCTTTACCCTTGGCTACACTTGGCCATATACCTAATGTAGGAATACCTGTAAGATAAGGATGTCTCAAGGCAAAGCTGTTCGCGTTAGCTTCTTCTACACCTTTATCTGCGTCCTGGTACACCGCGTCGTCGTGGAAAAGATGTCCCATGTGTTGCTCTAGATCACGCACGCTGAGCTTTGCAGTCTTCTGGAGAAGATTGTCTGCCTGTATAGGGCTATAGCCATATGCACTTGCGCGTTTTAAAAAACCTTGTATATATGCTTGTTTCATATTTTTATTTTAGCTTGTTAGATAGGGCGGAGTCCAGTGATTTCTTCCAGAAGCTTCACGTCACTACGAGGCATTGTTGGGAGGATTTCTGCGATTTTTTCTGGATCTGTGGGGTCGATACCGCTGTCACCAAAGGCTTCTTCGTATTTATCCTTACTGATCTTTGTGAGGTCATCGAGCTTGTACTTGTCTCCATGCACTTCCACATAGTTCAAGTCGCTAGCGATCTTGGTGATTTGCTCTGTGAAAAAGCAGTCCACAGGATCTCCGAGGATTTGAGCAATCTTAACCTTATCGTAAAGGCCTTCCATGTTTTCAATATTGAAGCATGTTTCAGCAATCTTCATGACGTCAGAAAAGCTATTCATGTTCTCGAGATCGCCGCGAATTTTATCATAGATCTCTTTATGCTCTTCTTTGGCCAACTTAGTTTTTCTTCTCCATAATTCCTTGTCGAGATTGTTCAAGTCAGGGTAGAACATACCTGCATACTTCATCAAGATGTCTGGCAATTCATCTACACCAAGCTCCTGTGCAGCTTTAACAAAGTTCTCCGCACTCTTAACGCGCACACTGAATGGGAAGTTATTCAAGTTTTTCGCAAAACTGTCAGCAGAGTCTACGATATCCTGCGCGGTTTTCACAGGATAGAGTTGTACGGGTTGCATCCCTTCTACATCAAAGTCAACCATGCAGCGAGTTTCATAGTCTGAGGCGAGCTTGACGTTAAGGTTTTGCTGATACTCTTTCAAATCTTCCACAATATCAAATACCTCGGCAGCCTTGACGATATTAGATTCAAGTTGACTAGCGTAAGACTCTCCGTATAGTTTTGAGATATCCGCTTTTTTATTTATGAAGTACGCATTAGACACATACACTCTAGCAGGAGTATTGATAGGATATATCATTCTCTCTGGATCAGCGAACGCCGTTTTGGGTAGTTTTCTAAGCTCAGAAAAATCATCAACCTCTGCAGTCTTCACATACCCAGGAAGCTCAACGTCCATGAACATGCGATGCATTTCTTTGCCTGAATAGTCTGTGCTCGCGTCAAAGTTATAAATACTCATATTTTTAATTATACTATGCTTTTAAACAGCTTCAACTCCAAAATAAATCTACCTAGCGTTGTATCTAAGCTAGGTATGCCTACTTCAGAATATGACTTTATTAGGGTGCCATTATTTGGCTGGTATGCCAAGTCTAAAACTAGCGATTTTGTGGGAAACATTTTTGATTTCTTTCCTATCAGCGATTGGCGCAGACTTTACGGGACAGTTTGCAGGGATTTTAGTGATTGCTTCGATTTCAACCTTCCGTATAGCGAATACGCAGAGAAAAGCTTGTTCAAAGAGCAGACCAAAATCATGCAATACCAGTCTGCTTGGTTGCTGAGTTTACAAGAGGCCCAGAATACTCGAGCAAGGTTTTACGATAAGG